CATTAAAATCTGCAGAAGCTCAATATCAAAAACATGGAAAGATTGTTACAGGTATATTCAAAAATAAAGATATTGCTGTAGTTAGAAGTTTACAAAGTAGTTTTACTCAAATGAATATGCAAACTCAAGGTTGGTTTGCTAAAACAAAAATGGTTGTAAAAAGAGTCGAATTATCTTTCAGAACTCTTGGAACTAGAATAAAAGCAGGATGGACTGGAGTAATGGCAGGTATGGGAGCAATAACAGCAGGTTTTGTTACCTTTGTAAATAAAGCTATGAGTAAAGCTGGATTTATTGGACTTCTTGTTCTTGCTGGACAAATGATAATGGACTTACTACTTAATATAGATAGAATATATAAATCTATACTAGGTGGAGTAGCGAAAGTAATGGACTTTTTAGGTTTTGAAGAAACAGCCGATAATTTACGAACTCATGCAGAAAAAGTTGGTGAAACAGGTATGATGAAGTACGTAAAAGATATGAGAGAAGGAAAACAAGCAAATATGGAATTTAATGACTCTCTCAATGCACAACAAAGAATACTATCGGAAGTAAACACAATCGTAGACGGATTCAAAAATAAAAATCCGTTAGGATTAAAAGCAGATGAAATTAGAGCAAATGCTCTAAATACTTCAGGAATTATAGGAGAAATTGCAAAAGTACAGGCAATTCAAGATCCCGAAAAACAAGAACAATATGCAAAAGGAGTACGTGAATCATTTAAACGGTTAACAGAGATAATACCAGAACTCGCTGCATTTGGAGATGTTGTTAATTTAGACCAAGATGCACTAGGTGCTTTTGTTTTAAAAATTACTTCAACAGGACAAGCACTAAAAGGATTAAAAAATATACAAGAATCCGTAGAAACTCGACGATCTGATGCCTATAAGGGATTTAGATCAGGATTCTTCGGACAAGAAGCAGCATCGATGGAAAAAGCCATGGATGAAATAGCAAACAAAGCTGCAGGTGATGTTTTAACTAGTAGTGATCTTACTTATTTTGAAAAAATTCTTGGTATTAAACTTGATGGGTCAACTGTTGAAGAAGTACGTACACAAGCAACAGCTGCAATAAATGCAATTGATTCAATTCTTAAAAATCGCCAACAAAGACTAATCGATGGAGAAGGACTTAAAGCTGATTTAGCAGGGCTGTCTGGTAGAAAAGACGCAGGAGCACGATTCGCACGAGAAAAAATACAAATAAAACAAAATAATTTAGCAACATTAGCAGCAAATGATAAAATTGTAGAGCAACGATATAAAATGAGAGAGTTAAAAGATGACGATCTCCTAAATGCTCAGAAAGAATTAGAATTATTAGAAAAACAACGAGATGTAATAATTCAGCAAGCAAAAGCTTACGAAAAATCTACTACAGACGCTTTTAAAATACAACAAACATTTGCACAAGGAATTGAAAAAATGTTTTATGATATAGCAATGGGGGCATCAACTGCAAAAGAAGCATTTAAAAGTTTATTTGTTCTTATTGTACAAGAGATGGCAAAAATAGCATCAGCTAAATTAGCGGCTTCAATTATGGCACTTCCTGTATTTGGATTAGCAGAAGGTGGAATTATACCTATGGCAAAAGGTGGAGTCATGAAAGGTTATAGTAGTGGTGGAGTTGCAACAGAACCAACCTATTTAGTTGGAGAAGGAAAACACAATGAAGCAGTAGTACCTTTACCAGATGGTAGAAGTATTCCTGTAGATATGAAAGGCGCTACAGGTGGGAATAATATTAGTGTAAATGTAAATATGACAACAGGAGAAACATCTTCTGAAGGTAGCGGGGATGATATGTACAGATTTGGTAAAGCAGTTGCTGGAGCAGTACAAACAGAAATTCAAAAACAACAACGACCAGGCGGCATGTTAAGCCCTTTCTAAGAAATTATGGCATTTGGAATATATAAAGCAGATAACGGAAATATTACAGGATTCAGTGCACCAGTACAACCTGATAAAGGATTTACTCGTGGAACAGCACCTAAAACTCATACTTTAAGTTTTGGAGATGGCTATGAATCTAGAATTGCAGATGGAATCAATAACTTGAATCAAACACTGAGTGTGTCTTTTTCAAATCGACCAAAAGCAGAAATAGATGATTTAGTCGCCTTCTTTGAAAGTCTTGGGGCAGTAAGTAGATTTAAATTCAATTTAGAAGATAGTAATGAAAGTTCAAGTACAGAAACTATACTATGTATATGCTCAGATTGGTCACAGTCTTGGTCGTATGATAATTTTTACAGCTTGAGAGCAACATTTAGAAGGGTTTATGAAGCATGACAATAAATTCAGACTTACAAAAACAACAACCAGGATCTGAACTTGTTACTTTATTTGAACTTGAGAAACCTAATGGGCAGTTTGCTTATCTAACTCGTGGACTAGATGATGATCTTTCGACTTTACAAATGTATGATTATGACAGTCCATCAACACTACGAACTTATGTAGCTTTGCCAATTACTTCAGATGGATTTGATATAAAAGTAACAGGAGCAATATCTAGACCTACGCTAAATGTAACACTTATTAGTACTGCTTTTGCTACTCAAATGGGAACTACAGATTTTGATTCTCTTGTAGGTAAAAAAGTCATAAGAAGATTAACTTTAAAAAGATATTTAAAAGGTGAATCTTCAGATCCAGGTTCAGGCAATACTCCTATCGAATTTACAAGACAAGTTTGGACAATATCTAAAATAACATCAAGAGACGCCGCTTTTATTAGTTTTGAACTTGTCGCACCTTATGATTTACAGGGGGTAAAAATTCCTGCTCGAGAAATAATTTCTAATGCGTGTCCTTGGCAATATACTGGTGCAAGTCCTGACTTAGCAGAGCATGCTAAGTGTGGAGGATGTAGTTGGCATAGAGAAAGTAAATTTACACCCCATAATTATATTAACGGACAAGCAATGACTGGAGTGGAGTTTACAGTATACATTAATATAGATAACGAATCTATAATCCCAGCTTCTACTAGTTTTACAAATTATACAACTGCCTCAAGTGGTACAAACTTTGCAGTAGAAGCTTTTATTAAGACAACTGCAACAGCAACAAAAGTAAATTCAAATGGAACATTATCAAGTGCAAATATAAATGAGTATTGGCAAGTAGCAACAGCAGGAGCAAAATCTGCACTTGGAACTCCTTCTGATTCAAATACAAAATTTGAAAGAGTAAGAGTGCATCAAGGAGCATATTCTGCAAGCACAGCTTATAGCGCTTTTACAGACGACAGACTTAATGATATTGTAACGTATACTAGCGGAGGAAAAACTTATATCTGGAAAACTACTGTATCACACACAGGAAATACTCCAGGATTTAATAATTTTTGGAAACGAGCAGATGAATGTGGAAAAACATTAACATCTTGTGGAAAGCGTTTTGGGTTTACTCCAATTGATATAACAAGCGCATCCTCTTTAGGAAAAACCGAAATTAATTCAACAGTAACATTACCCTTTGGAGCTTTTCCAGGATCAAAAAGTTTCAAATGAAATTTCTCGATGAAATATTTGCTCAGGCAGCTACCGAAGCACCTCGTGAAATGTGTGGACTTATTGTTGAGGAAAATAACGAAGAAAAATATATTCCTTGTGAGAATATATCCACAGAAGAAAATCAATTTGAAATTGACGGAAAAGTTTTAGGCAAGTATCAGTTAATTTCTAAAATAAAATATATAGTCCATAGTCACTATATGCAAAATTGTCATCCAAGCAAGCATGACAAAGATATGTCAAAAGCATTGCAGATACCATATTTAATTGTATCATACCCAGATAAAGGAGTAGAAATATATGACCCACGTTAAGTTAATGGGAGAACTCGGAGAAAAGTTTGGCACTGACTGGCATATGAATGTCAAGAATTTTCGTGATATTTTTAAACTTATTGAGTGTCAAACAGAAGGCTTCAAATCTTATTTACTAAAATGTGCAGAAAAAGGTATAGATTTTGATATCTTAAATGGTGCTGATTTAGTCGAGGACGGCTTCGCAGTAATGCTAGAACATCCAAAAGATACTATAGTTATTACTCCAAAAGCTGCAGGTGCAGGTGCAAGTGACGTAATTAAAGTAATTGTAGGTATTGTACTGTTTATGTATGGATATGATTTTATCATGAATCTAGGAGGACCTTTTACAGAAACAACTTCAGGAACTCTTAACATGTCCGCTACAGGTGGAGGAACCGTTGAAATATCAACTACTCAATTAACAACTTATGGAGAAATAGCCGCAGCTGGTACACAATTATTAGGAGCAGGTTTAGCAATGTCAGGTGTTACAGGATATTTTACTCCCGATAGCCCCTCTGAAGCAGGAGAAAGTTATTTATTTGATGGACCACAAAACAACACAAAACAAGGAGTTCCTGTACCTTTATTATATGGAGAACTAATTGTAGGTGGAGCAATCACAAATTTTGGTTTTATACCAAACAGAGTAAATTTTGAACAAACAGGATATACACTTGTTGAGCCAGATGATTCATCTCCTCCAGGATCATGGGGAGACTACGGTCAAGATACCGATGGACATAATCAAGCAGGTGGGGGCGGAAATGGAGCGTCAGGACAAAAGAAATGAGTAGTTTTTTACAAAATATAATAAATGCCACACAAGGTGGAGGAACAACTTCAGGAGGAATAACACAAGGTAGTTTTAGTTCAAATATTGTAAATAGTCCAAATGAATATCAAACAGCAGTAATATACGATCTTATTTCGGAAGGACCTATAAAAGGACTTGTAGCAGGCACAGACTCCATTTATTTAAATCAAACTCCTGCAACCATCGGAACAACTGGAGTTAAGAATAATATTGCAGAAACAAAAGATGCAACTTTTACAGCAAGCTCACTAACTATTGTAGATAATTTTAATAGTATGTTTACAGGTTTAGCAACTACAGATGGCGATAGATTTATAACTATAGTAGGAGCAAAAAAACAATTAGCAAGTGGAATCAGTACAACTGCAGGTAGTACAAGAGTAACAGCAGGTTCAAGTTTTTTCAATTCAAATGATGTTCATATCAGTGGATTACTTGATGGCATGTCTGAAAAAATAAGAATTCCTGGAGCTGGAGCAAATGGAGGCACTCTTGTTGCTAGAATTATAAAGTTTAATTCTGCGACTTCTATAGATGTAGATATTCCAGCAGGAGCTTCTGTATCAAATGTAACTGCCGCTATAGATAAAGTAGGAAAAATAGCATCAATAACAAATTCTACAACAGCGGTAATATCCAATATCTCATCTAGAGGAACAGATGCTAGAAATGTTGCGAATGTTACAGCTTTTACTACTACTCCTAGATCAGATATAAACTCTGCACCTATCTATAATCATGGCTCTTTTCAGTATGCATTTATGAATGGATATAGAAGTCAACCTTATCTTCAAAATTTTCCAGGAATTGGCAGTGGCTCAATAGTACATGGAGCAAATGCAGAAATACAACAAACCGATTTATCGGCTTTAACAGGTTCGCAAAGTAATATAACAACCGGAGGATATCATTCGACAACTGGGAATGCAACATCATCGCCTATTACAATTTCAGCTACTACAATGGGTATTAATAATCAATCTGAAATTGATAAATTAAAACTTACTTTTAAATTCCCTTTAATGCTCGCAAGTAAAAAAAGCTCTGGACATGAAGCACCGGCTCATGTAGAATTACGAATATTCTTAGGATACAAAAGAGCAGGGGATGGTTCGTTTACAGAAACTTTAATCTTTGGACCAACAGATGCTGAGATACAAGCTAGAGAGAGTCGTAGAAGAACGTCTAATTTTAGGGGCAGAGCTGGTGGTAGAAATACTGGTTTTGTTGAGGCAGAGACTAAAGCTCCTTTTATTGAAACTTTTACTATTGATTTACAAGAATTTCAACCTTTTACAGATTTTCAAGTAAAAATTGAACGAGTTAATCCTACAAATGCAAGACATGGAGACTACGACCATACAAATCCTTGTACTTTGCAATCTATTGAAGCAGTATTAGAAGATAAATTATCTTATCCTCTTTCAGCGTATGCAGCAGTAATATTTGATGCGCAATCTTTTGGTAGTTTACCTGTTCGAGGATACCATGTAAGAGGGCGCCTTATAC